CATAAAAAATGGTTAAACTTGTAAAAATCGGTTCGGTCAAGGGAAACAGCCGTAACCCAAGATTTATACGGGATGAAAAATTCAAAAAGCTGGTTGCTTCGCTTGTGGAGTTTCCTGAGATGGCTCATCTTCGTCCTTTAGTGGTCGATGAAAACATGACCGTACTTGGCGGCAATATGCGGCTAAAGGCGATGCAAGAACTGAAATGGAAGGAGGTTCCCATTGTAGTTGCCGAAGGTTTGACAGACGCACAAAAAGATGAATTTGTTATCAAAGACAATGTGGGGTTTGGCGATTGGAACTGGGAGCAGTTAGCCAACGAATGGGATGCTGAGGAGCTTACACGCTGGGGATTGGATATACCGGGCTTTGATGTGGATTTAGAACTTGAAGCCGAAGAAGATGAATACCAAATGCCCGATGAATTGCAGACCGACATCGTGCTTGGAGATTTGTTTGAGATTGGCGAACATCGATTGCTTTGTGGGGATAGTACGCAGGTAGATACATTTCAAAAGCTTATGCAAGGTGAGATGGCCGACATGGTTATAACCGACCCGCCATACAATGTGGCTTATGAGGGTAAAACCAAAGATGCTTTAACTATTGAAAATGATTCAATGGGTAATGATGAATTTTACAAGTTTCTTTATGATTTTTATAGCGCATTGTCAACATCATGTAAAAAAGGTGCTGCAATTTATGTTTGGCACGCACCATCCGAAATAATAAATTTTGGCAAAGCATTGGTTGACGCTGGTTGGCTTTTAAAGCAGCAACTTATATGGGTAAAAAACACAATGGTAATGGGAAGGCAAGATTACCAATGGAAGCATGAGCCTTGTCTTTATGGCTGGCTTTCTGGTGGTCCGCATAATTGGTATTCAGATAGAAAGCAAACAACCATTATCGAGTGGGATAAGCCTCAAAGAAACGGCGAACACCCAACGATGAAGCCTGTTGGATTGTTTGCATATCAAATAAAAAATAGCTCAAAGAAAGGTGACATTGTAATTGATGCGTTTGGTGGTAGCGGCACGACAATGGTGGCTTGTCAAGATTTAAAACGCAAGGCAAGAATAATAGAATTTGACCCGAAGTATTGCCAAGTCATTATTGACCGAATGCGAAAACTTGACCCGAACATTGTTGTTAAACGCAACGGCCAAATTATTTAAACTATGGCGAACAATACGAACGCTAAAAAAAAGCTGATGCTTGAAGCCCTTGAAAAATCATTGGGCATCGTTACAACAGCATGCAAGTCGGTCGGGGTTGCAAGGGTAACGCATTACGAATGGGTAAAGCTGGATGAAGAATACAAGGCCAAGGTTGATGAAATCATGGAGGTGCAACTTGACTTCGTAGAAAACAAGCTAATTGACCGCATCAACAAGGGGGATACTGTTGCGATAATCTTCTACCTGAACAGCAAAGGCAAGTCAAGGGGCTACAACAGGCCGCATGAAGAAAAGCGGGACAACGTGAAATGGCCGAGCAACTTTACTTTCAACATCGTCAAAAACGATGAAGAGGTATAACTTAAACCCGAAGCAGCACGAAACATTAACCGCAAGCGAAACCGAACGGCTGTATGCTTATGTCGGTGGCATTCGTTCAGGCAAAACCATAACGGGGGCACATTGGGCATTGCACAACATCATTCATCAGCCCGAAATTAAAGGCGGCATCTTTAGCAACACGGTAAGCCAGTTGAACACGGCAACCCTATCCGAATTCATTGGCGTACTTGACGCCTATGGGCTATTCAAGGGCGAACATTATGTTGCCAATAAAGACCCTGAACGCTACTTTGGTTATAAGTCAAAGTTCGAAAAGCACAACGGCGTTTGGTCATTTATGAACGGGGCACAGGTAATCACGTTCAGCATCGAAACAATGATAAGAGGCATTGAACTTGGTTGGTGCTGGGGCGATGAGGTGCAAGATGCGGCGATTGATAGCCTTAACATTGTTATGGGCCGTATGTCAGGGGCCAAGTTCCCCCGAACGCTGTGGACAATGACACCGCCGATGGACAACCCTGATATCGATGAACTGATATGGGGCGAGAAGCAAATAGCCCATACCATCGGCACAACGTATGACAACAGTGCGAACCTACCCGAAGGCTATATCGAGCAACTTGAGAAGACCTACGATAGCCTGACCTTCAAACGGGAGGTGTTGGCCAACCGGGTTACGATGTCGGGGCTGAACTGGCTGTATTCATTTGACAGGCAAAAGCACGTGGGAGGTAAGGCGGCATACGATATTACCATGCCCGTGTACGTTTCGATTGACTTCAACAACAACCCGTTTACGGCCACATTAGCACACAGGGGGCGGCATCAAGATGGCAAGCAGTACATTCACTACTTCGATGAGATTGCGTTAACGGCAGATCACATACAGGGCAAGACGTTCATCGAGGCGATGGTTGAAGAAATCTTCAGGCGAACCCCAGCACAGGTGCAAAACCGATTGTACTTTGTTACGGGTGATGCTTCGGGACGTGCCCAGTCGGTAATTGCCAAGGTCGGGCAAAATATGTGGTCCGAGATTGTGGACCGCATGCGAGTATCGCCAAACAATTTACTTGTGCCAAGGTCCAACCCGCCGCATCAAGAATCAAGGCGGCTATGCAACAGTATCTTCAGCAACTACGATGAGGTGTTAATCAACCCGAAATGCAAGGTGCTTATCAGGGATTGTGAGTTCGTGAAAGCGTTACCCGATGGCGGTGTTGACAAAGGCAGCCGAACCAAGGTTGATAAACGTGCCGATGCCTTGGACTGCCTGCGGTACGATTTGCACGCCAACAATCGGCAGTTTATTTTCAGGTAAGTGGTTATAAAAGGGGCAAAACGTGGGGTGTTTGTGCCTTTAATGACAACAAAAAAAGCATGCACTTTAAAATCAATTGCATATTTTTAACACATGCAAGACCACGCTAAACAACTATTTGAGATAAACGACATATGGCCGGGCGATTTGGCTTTTCACCGGTTAGAACCCGAAGTGCCGTTGATTTGCTTAACCGTATGTTACAACGGCAGCGACAAACTTGAGTACGGCATCAAACATCGAGACGGTGTTGAGAGTTGCAGCCGCCACGAACTAATGACTGTGGTGGATGCCGAAATCAAACGTATCACAGGCAAATGACAACCAAAGAATACATCGCAAAGCTGAACAAAGCCGAGCGGGCAATCAACGGCAAACGGTTTGTCGGCTTGTCTTCAAGTGTTGGCCGCATGCAGTTCAAACGGGTGTTTGCCGAGGGCTTAGACGCTGGCGGCGGGCCGATTAAGCCCGACTATTCAACCAACCCGATAAGCATTGGCAAAAACCAAACGCCTGACAAATCAGCGGCAAAGTTTTACGAGGGCGGCTATCGTGAGTTCAAACGTGAATTAGGCCGAGGCAAGATGGTATTGTTTCGGCTATTCAGCCAAATGTATTTGCAGTCCATTGTCAACCCTGAACTGAAAATTAGCAACACAGGGTTCGTTATAGCGACAGGCATGACCTACAACGCTGGCAACCCGAAAGGCAAAGTTGATGGGCTTTTGGACAAATATGGCGATGCTTTTAAGTTTTCGGACGCTGAACGCAAAGAATTCGTTAATAAGGCCCAGCAAATAGTTGTAGATTTGTTTAAATGATAAGCGACATTCTATCGTACTTGAACGCCCGACTGCCCAATATTTCGGCAGTAACACGGCCTTTGTGCCAACTTATAGAAGAAACAGGCAAAGACGGCAACCTTCGCACCTTCCCCGTGGTTTACGATGGCAACGGCAACCTTGACTACATTACACGTTTCGATTGGCGGACTGGTATGTCCTTTTGGCTAAAGAACGGGGCTGAAGATATCGAACTGCTTGACCGGGTACGTGCCAACAAAGAACGGGTGCAGATTACCATTCCCTTAAAGTTTCATTGGATAGGTACACGAACCACGTGGCAGAACGATACGCAGTATTTAGAACAATACATTTTGCTGGCCCTTCAAAAGGCTATCACGGT